CTGCTCGACAAGTTGCACGCATGGAGGCCACTGGCGCGGATCGGAGTGCCGCGACCGTGGGGCCGCGACCGTGGCCCTGCCTGCGACACGCTATGGGGCTGGGCGCAGGCGGAAATGGCCGGCCGCGACTACGTGTTCAACGGTCCAAACGAGCGGCTCACGCTGGAGGCCGGAGACAACGGCGTGACGAACACGACTGACGGAATCCACCCCAACGCGGCCGGCATTCTGGCGAACGACGCCGCATGGGCTGCGGCGATGGGGATCTGAGGGAGGACTCGATGAAGCTCCGCACCTACGCCGTACTGGCCGCGCTGCTCGCGCTGCCCCCGCTCACCACCGCGCAGGACCAGCGCTACTACCAGAAGCAGGCGACGCTCGCCTACCAGTGGGACCTCGACGGCGAAGCAGCCGACGACGACCAGGTGGTGACCGCGGCGAACGGCGCGCTCACCGACAGCAAGACCTTCACGAAGACGGCGGACCCGGACACGCCGCGCCTCGTGGACATCACGGTCACGGACGCCGACAGCTCGATCACCGCGGGCGTGCTGACCCTCGTGGGGACCGACAGCCTCGGCTACGCCAAGACCTGCACCCACACCTTCACGGGAGCAGGCAGCGGCGTGAAGACGCTGGTCTGCACGGACGGAACCGGCGCCTACTTCGCGACGATCTCCTCGATCACCACGGGCGTGCTCACCGGCGAGGGCGCCGGCGACGTGGTGATCGTGGGCTACACGAGCAACAGCCCGAACACATGGGCGCTCTATGGTGTGCCCAGGCCCACCGGAGCGGGAGGTGAACACGGCGTAGACCCCTTCGCGGCGACGGGAGCGGCGGGACTGATCACCACCAATGGCGACTCGACGACCACCATTACCTCGGCCAGTGGGAGCCCTGGCGCTTTCACTCCAGTGGTCGCGGGTGATCTTCTGATCATTCAGCCGCCAGGCTCATCTTCGATCTACCGACTCAAGGTCACGGCGAAGGCGAGCAACGACAGCATCACCGTGCATGACCGCATCAACATCCCCAGTTCCGCCTGGTCCTACCGCTATCAGCACTTCTATGCCAGCCCCAATCCCGCGGACGTGATGGCGATTCCCGTGCATGGCTATACCTCAGCCACCTTCACGTGGTGGGTGGCCGCGAACGCCGACACAGCGGGCGTGATCACGAAGCTGGAGTGCACGAGCGACGCGCCCACCTACCCCTCGGCCCGGTGGGTGACGCAGCCCCTGCCCATCACGACCATCGCCAGCGGTGCCACCACGGTCGACGCATCCGGCGCATTCAGTGCGATCTCGGAGTCGATCGACTTGGAGAAGACCGGCTATACCTACTGTCGACAAGGGTTCCGCTTCGGGACGGGCGACGATGCGGACGCGGGTGCCGTCGAGTCCATCGGCTACGCCGTTGCGCTCGTCGGACCCGGCGGACGAGTCGAGTAGGCGATGACCAAGGCCGAGCGCGCGAAGGCATGGCCGTCCCGTAACCGCCCGTGCGTGGTGTGCGGGACACCCTCGAGGACGGGGCGCTGCCGATCCTGCAGGCCTCGGACGCTCGTGCCATGTCCAACGTGTGGCGAGTCGTTCTGGCCATGGGCGCCGACCCGTAGCGGGAAGGCGAGAGCGCACGCCGCGAAGAAGTGCGCGAAGTGCCATGTGCCCATGAGCCAGGAGGAGAAGGCTCGGCGCCGGGCGTCTCGTCGGCTGGCCCTGGCACAGAAGAACGCCCAACCGAGGCGGTGTCGGTGGTGTGGGCGGGCCTTCACGGCCAAGCCCGTGACAGGGAAACTCTCGCTCAATCCGCACCAGGCCTACTGCTGCGAGGCGCACCAGAACATCGCGAAGAGCAAGCGCCGCAAGGCGCGGCTGCGCGGTCTGGCTGGTGAGCCTCTGTCCGTGTGGGAGATCTACGAGCGTGATGGTGGTCGCTGCCACATCTGCGGCGAGCACGTCCACGACGACATCAAGTGGCCCGATGGGCGCGCTCCATCCGTCGACCACGTCCTCCCGATCACGAAGGGCGGATCAGACGAGCCAGAGAACCTGAAGCTAGCGCATCTGCGCTGCAACATCAGCAAGGGCAACCGAGTGCCACCCCCCCATGCCTTGGGTCCTTGTTCCTCACTCCAGGTGCGGGTAAGAAACGCGCGCCAGTCCTCCAACTTCCAGCCCCGTTTCTCGGTTACCACCCGGCCCCGGGCGGTAACCGCCTGAGGCCGTAGGAGGCCCCCAGGTGCATGGCACGACCCTCCCGGACGACGCGCCGCACACGGAGCGCGAAGACAGCTCCGAGCGTCAGCCTGCGCGCGTTCGCGGCGGCCGTGGGGGTGTCGCATCCGGCCGTCGTCAAGGCGATCAAGGCCGGGAGGCTGGCGAAGTCGATCGGCAGGACCTCGGAGGGAAAGCCGTTCATCTCGGACATCGAGGCCGCGAAGTGGGAATGGAAGGCGGGCGCGAGTCGGCCGAACGGAAAGCCAGCGTCCGCCCGCGTCCCGACCGCCGCCGCGCCCACGCCGCCCGCTCCTCCTCCTCCGCCTGGCGACACGCCGCCGCTGGACGAACTCGGCAAGCCCGGGACGCTCACCGAGGCGCAGTTGCGGGTGACGTACCAGCGCGAGGTCAAGCTGCAGCTCGAGAACGAGCTGCGGAAGGGGACGCTCGTCGACGCGATCCAGGCCCGGCGCGACCAGTACGCGATCGCGAAGATGGTCCGGGACTCGCTGCTCAACGTCCCGGTGCGCGTGGCCGCCGAGCTCGCTGCGGAGACGGACGAGGCGAAGGTGCATGCGCGGCTCGAGCAGGAGATCCGGGCCGCGCTGATCGGCCTGGCGGAGGCGCTCAGTGCTCCGTCTGATCCTGACGACACTGCTGGTGGTGGCGCCGATGGGCAGTGACCTCATCCGCGCCGCGTGGGCTGACGGACTGCGGCCCGAGCCGCAACTGACGGTGTCCGAGTGGGCGGACGCGCACCGCCGCCTGCCGCAGCGCTCGAGCGCGGAGCCCGGGCCCTGGCGCACGTCGAGGACGCCGTACCTGCGCGAGCCGATGGACGCGATGTCCGCGACCTCGCCGACCGAAGAGGTTGTGCTGATGTTCGCGGCGCAGACCGGCAAGACCGAGACGATTCTCAACGTCCTCGGCTACGTGATCGACCATGCGCCCGGCCCCGTGCTGCTCGTGCAGCCGACGGTGGACACGGCCAAGCGGTTCAGCAAGCAGCGCGTCGACCCTCTCTTCACCGACACGCCGCGCCTGGCCGGCAAGGTGGCCGAGGTGAAGAGCCGCGACAGCCGCTCGAGCATGCTGATGAAGGAGTTCCTCGGCGGGCTGCTGATCATCACGGGGGCGAACAGCGCGGTCGGCCTGCGCTCGATGCCGGCGCGCTACTTGCTGCCTGACGAGATCGACGGCTATCCCGCGGACGTGGACGGAGAGGGCGACCCCGTCGGCCTGGCCGAGGCGCGGCAACGCACCTTCTCGCGCCGCAAGACGCTGAAGTGCAGCACTCCGACGATCGCCGGGGCCTCCGCGATCGAGCGCGCGTACCAGTCGACCGACCAGCGGCGCTACTTCGTGCCCTGCCCGCACTGCGGGGCGCTCCAGATCCTCCGCTACGAGCGGCTGGTGTGGACGCGCCTCGGCCTGCCGCCCGAGTCGGCCGTCTACGTGTGCGAGCACTGCGAGGCCGCGATCGAGGAGCGCTTCAAGACCTCGATGCTGGCGCACGGCGAGTGGAAGCCGACGGCCCAGGGGACGAACCCGAAGGTCCGCGGCTACCACCTGAACGGGCTCTACTCGCCGGTTGGCTGGCTGTCGTGGGGGCGGATCGCCCAGCAGTGGGTTACGGCGCATAAGGACCCCGACAAGCTGCGCGTGTTCACGAACACGGTGCTCGCCGAGACCTGGCACGAGAAAGGCGAGGCCCCCGAATGGCGGCCGCTCTACGAGCGGCGGGAGACGTATGAGGAAGGCACCGTGCCGCTGGGCGGGCTCTTCCTCACGGCCGGCGTCGACGTGCAGAAGGATCGCCTGATCGTCGAGGTCGTGGCCTGGGGCCGCGGCAAGGAATCCTGGTCCGTCATGTACGGCGTCGTGCCGGGGAACACGAACGACCTGACCGACAGCGGCCCATGGGGACAGCTCGATGCGCTGCTCGCCCGGACCTACACCCACGAGCTCGGCGCCGAGCTGCCGGTGCGCATGCTGGCGGTGGACAGCGGCTACAACACGAGCGAGGTCTATAGCTGGGCGCGGAAGTACCCGATGAGCCGGGTGATCGCGATCAAGGGCCAGGAGAGCGGCGGAGCGCTGATCGGCTCGCCGTCTCCCGTGGAGATCAACCTCCGCGGCAGGCGGCCGATCCGCGGGTACAAGGTCTGGCCGGTGGTGGGCGCGATCGCGAAGAGCGAGCTGTACGGCTTCGTGCGCCTCGAGCGGCCGGCCGAGGGCGAGCCTCTACCGCCTGGCTGGTGCCACTGGCCGCAGTACGACGAGGACTACTTCAAGCAGCTTACGGCCGAGCAGCTCGTCTCGAAGAAGAACCGCCGCGGGTACACGGTGATGACGTGGTCGCTGATCCCGGGCCGCGAGAACCATGTGCTCGACGCGAGGGTGTATGCGCGAGCCGCCGCCGAGCTCGCCGGCCTGAGCCGGTTCCGCGAGAGCGACTGGGCCGCGCTCGAGGCGGCGCTCGGGCCGCGCCCACCCGCGGCTCCGGCTGCTGCCGCTGATCGGGACCCCTGGCTTCGGAGGCGCGGATGACGTGCATCGCTGGTGTCGTGGATGGCGCCCGAGCATTCATCGGAGGCGACTCTCTGGGCGTGGCCGGGTCCTCTTGCGTCGCGAGGAAAGACGAGAAGGTCTTCAGAAACGGGCCCTTCCTCATGGGGTTCACGGACTCGTTTCGGATGGGGCAGTTGCTGCGGTACGCCTTCACCCCACCCGAGCGGAAGCCTGACGAACCCGTGTACCGCTTCATGGTCACGACGTTCGTTGACGCAGTGCGGGCCTGCCTGAAGGCCGGAGGATTCGCGAAGAGTGAGAACGCACAGGAGTCCGCGGGCAGCTTCATGGTGATCTATCAGGGCCGCCTGTTCGTCGTCTACTCGGACTACCAGGTCGAAGAAGCGGTGCACGAGTTCGCCGCGCTCGGCTGCGGCCGCGACGTCGCGCTCGGGGCGCTCCACGCGACGCGCGGGCGACCAGCGCCAGAGCGCTTACAGGCGGCGCTCTCGGCGGCCGAGGAGTTCACGAACGGTGTCCGGCGGCCGTTCGTCGTGCT